CGGAAGTGGTTTCTGAAGCTGTGCTATGAGGCACCATTGGAACAGCCGCCGGAATTGGACGCAAACAAGGTTGCGATCCTTCGGGCCCATGTCAATCGACCGTGGGAACTCGTGCTGCCTGACGGGAAGATGCGAATGCCTGGCGGTAATGGTCGATACATTGGACCGGTTCGTCGTCAGTTGCTCATGCAGCGATGGAACCGGCAAAGCAATTACACAAACGCTGGTTCTGCCAACAAGGGGCACGGGCGGGAACGTGCCGGGGCGGGACCGCAGTGGAACCTCCAGCAGCAATGGAAAAACTTCGTCAAACGCGTCAACTCGGGCGTGGTGCGAGAAGTGCTCAACGCGTGTGTGGCTGCCGGATGTGGCACGCTCGTTTATGAACAACCGGACGGAGATTTCAAGGATTCGCGGTTTCTGTCGATGGCCGGAAAAGTCGATGGTCGGAACGATTCGTCGGCGTGGGATTGGTTCCAGGTTCGGACGATGCTTGAGCAGCGGTCTCCCGAATGTGGCGTGGCTGTTGTCGTGCGGAAAGTCGAGGGGTCCGATGGCGACGAAAACCCCGGGAGCCCTCGCAGTGACGGAAACGGTAATGGGCACATGACTTGCGGCAAGAAGAAGCCCGGCAACGGTAAGCCGGCCGGGCGAAAACGGCCCCGTAAACAGGACCGCTCGAAAACGAAGACGGAAGGGAGGGTCAGATAAGGAGTTGCGAGGGGTGCAGACGCAGAAGGTCAAAAAGCAATCAGGAAGTCCAAGAATCCGTCTTGGATATCCGCCAGCAGAGCCGATGCCAGACGCAGAAGGTCAAAAAGCAATCAGGAAGTCCAAGTCGGGCTTGTGGAATCGGACGGTCCCATTCTTCCACGACGCAGAAGGTCAAAAAGCAATCAGGAAGTCCAAGGGAATCAACTCATCGGTGTAAACGTCGGCCCAGAAAGACGCAGAAGGTCAAAAAGCAATCAGGAAGTCCAAGCTCCACAGCCTCCGCGTCGACCGTCGATTTTCTGCCGGACGCAGAAGGTCAAAAAGCAATCAGGAAGTCCAAGGTACCATTCATCGCTAAGTCTGTACGCTCCTTCTTGACGCAGAAGGTCAAAAAGCAATCAGGAAGTCCAAGAGGACTAAGAGGACTATTTTCACTACTTCGCGCCTGGACGCAGAAGGTCAAAAAGCAATCAGGAAGTCCAAGGCCACTCGCCAGATTGTGGTTCGCTCGGATTCGGGCAGGACGCAGAAGGTCAAAAAGCAATCAGGAAGTCCAAGTTCGTTGTGGCGATTGACCGCCGCTTCCAAATCATCGACGCAGAAGGTCAAAAAGCAATCAGGAAGTCCAAGTGAATGTACCGCCGATTGTCGATCGGCAGTTTCCGGACGCAGAAGGTCAAAAAGCAATCAGGAAGTCCAAGTTCCCGTCGCTCGACGGATCCCACTGCCCGAAGTAGAACGACGCAGAAGGTCAAAAAGCAATCAGGAAGTCCAAGTTCAATTACCGGGGGGCGTAGGTGTGGATGCGATTGGTCGAAACGAGTGAAAAAGCAATCAGGGAATCCAATGAACCTCTGCCAACTCTGCCACTCGCCGATCGAACCCAACCGCATCTACTGCGGCGAATGCTCCGCAATGGGGCTAATTCCATTTCACAAACGCATGAGGAGGACGCTGAATGGTATCGACGAACGAAAAGACAACCGCCGGAATGAAGCACTGGAAGGCCGCTTGGCTGAATGCCAACAGGCTCTACAAGGGGCTGCGAGCGAACCTCTGGAAACTCACGCAACTCCTGAATGAGATTTTCGACGATGCCGAGTTTCGGGCCGACAACGGGCTCCGAGACGACTTGGCGGCGGCCGACTGGATCGACTCGAAACTTCCGGAACTGCCGATTGGATACATGGAACTCCGTACAATCCTTGCCTATTACCCCGACAAGGCTTCGTGGGAGGGAACCAAACTCTCGAAACTCCGGGACTCGATCAAGCCAACGGCCAGAAGCAAACCTGCGAAACCTCGTGCAGCAAAACAAGACGTGGCCCAATTCAAGCGGGAAGCTGAGTTTTACAAGGCGAAGGCCAAAACCCTGGAACGCAAAGTCGCAGAACAAACTGTGAAACAGGAAACTGAACTGCCGAAACATGTGGCCCAGAATCCCGGCATAGTCCATGCACAAGCCCTTCTGACCATGATCGAGGCCGGGCTTGACCACGAAGACGCGGAACTCATGAGCTTACTGGAGAGGCTCCAGGCGGCACTAGAATCGATCCTGCAGCCGATGGCGGTGTGAAATGGAACTCCCCCTCAGACAAAATGAAGCTCTCCAGATAGTCCGCAAGTTCATCAAGGCGAACGGCTTCCCGCCGACAGTCAAGGATATCGCCGTTGCGATGGGAATCTCCATTCATGCGGCGGACTGCCATCTTCGAGCCCTGGACAAAAAGAACGTGATCCAGAGAACCCCCGGGATTGCTCGCGGAATCACGATTGTCGCGGGCAGCAAATAACCCGTTCGTGTGTACACATCTATATAACTATTCGGATGTGTAAATTGATCTCATTTCCAATCGGAGGATAATCACGGACTGAACAAGACAACGGATCGCAGGTAATCGACCGGCAGAGTTTCGGCGTAACCCTGTGACCTAAGAAACGTTTGCCGTTTGCAGAGTTCAAACGCGAAGCGTTTTGACGTTCATGTGTGCAATCACATCAACGTCGGGACGCTTCGCGTTTTTTCATGCGCCTCGGTCCCGACGATTACCCCAAATCCGAAGGATCAATGCTCATGACAATCGAACAAATGCTGGCCGAACGCAAACGGCTGCTCGACGAGGCAAAGGCCATCGACGCCAAGGCCGCTGCCGAAAACCGCCCACTGACCGAAGACGAATCGGCCCAAATCGACCTCAACTTGGAACAGGCCGAAGGGCTCAAGACCAAAATCGAAGCCGCCCGGAAGAAAGAGGCGGACGACGCCGCCCGCCGTGCCCGACTCCAATCCGCCGAATCGTGGGAAGGCCAATCCCAACGCCAGCAGACGCGGATGCCCGCTCTCGCCGGATTCAATGGCAACGGCAATGGCAATGGGGCCGGCCAGAACGTCCGCATCACTGGCGGCGAGGGTGCCAGCCGTTTCGAGCACTTCGGCGAGTACCTTTTCAAGGTCCGCGAAGCCGCGATGTCCCCGTCGCTGATCGATCAGCGGCTCATGCCGGTTGCCGCCGCCCCAGGCCAACGTACTGACGTCGACTCGCTCGGCGGATTTCTGATTCCTGATGAGTTCTCGGAACGCATCATCGAGCGGATGTACACGACCGGGGAGTTGCTCAGCCGCATCAAGGCCGACGGGTTTTACCTCCCGCTCCAACGCAACACCATCAAGTTGCCCCGACTGGACGAAACGAGCCGGGCGGACTCCAGCCGTGACGGGGGGGTGCTCGGGTATTGGGTTGGTGAAACCGATTCGATTACCGACAGCAAGGCCAAATTTGGCCAAATGACCTTGACGCTCCACAAGGCCGGAGCGCTCGGGTACATCACCGACGAAATGCTAGAGGACGCCCCCGCGTCCGGCATGTTTCTCGAACGGCTGCTTACCCGAGCCCTCATCTTCAAGGTCGAGGATGCCATCGTCAACGGCAACGGTTCGAACAAGCCGCTCGGTCTGGTTGCCGCGAACTGTGCCGTTTCCGCTTCGGCCGTCACCAACCAGACCGCCTCGACGGTTTGGGGTGACAACCTGACCGCCATGTGGGCTCGCATGTGGGCTCCGTGTCGCAAGACCGCCGTCTGGCTGGTCAATCAGTCGGTTGAGCCGTTCCTGTTCTCTGCAACTCTCGCTGGCCGGTTCGGTTCCGCGTCAACCGACGTGGACGGCATCCCGATCTACTTCCCCGCCGGGTCGATTTTGAACCAGGGCCAGTACGGCATGCTGATGGGCAGACCAGTTCTTCCCGTGGAATACACCAAGGCCGTCGGGACGCTCGGCGACATCATCCTGTGGGATCCGGCCAGCTACATCCTGGTCGACAAGGCCGGCGGGCCGAAGACGGCAAGCTCCATCCACGTCCGCTTCGCTACCGACGAAGAGACGTTCCGGGTGACTTATCGCGTGGACGGTCAACCGACGTGGGATTCTGCTCTCACCCCCTTCGATGCTGGCAACACGCTCAGCCCGATTGTCTTGCTGGCCGCTCGCTCGTAATCGCCTCAGCTAGAGCCAGACATAGCGGAAATTCCAAAAACCAAAACCAAAACCAAAACGACAAGGAATAAACCCCATGCGACTTTGTGAACGAACCAAGATTGTGCCGTGCATCGAGCCTGAAGATCATCAGGCCGCGGGCGTCGATGGTGACAGTGTAAGCCTGGAAAACTACGGCCACGTGACTTTCATTTTCTTGTTCGGCGAGTTGACCGGCGATGCCATCCTGACGATCAATTCGGGTGCCTCGGCTGGGACAAAAACCACAGCCGAAACTTTCAATTACCGGGCAACGTCGGCGGATCTCAAAACGACCGGCGGCGATGCTCTCGGAGACGAAGCGACTTCGGCCGCTCTCACTCTGACAGCAGCATCATACGAGGACATGATGCTTGTCGTGGAAATGGACGCCGATGAGTTCACCGACGGCCAACAGTGGATCACGCCGAACTTGAGTGATGCGGCGACGGAACTGTTCGTGTCGTGCGTTGCGATCCTCAGCAACCCGCGATACGCCTCGGACGTGCCGCTGGCAACCATTTGAGTAGTTTCACGTAGTCTCGTGCCACGTTCTCGCCTCACCTGCTGGGTTGGGCTCGCAAGCTTCGGCAAACGAGTCCAACCCCTGGTGGGCGAAACATAGGAGTGCCATCGTGCTGAGGTGTGTTTCGTCAACCCTGACCGACCCGACCCTTGAGCCAATTCTTCCAGAGGAACTCAAGGAGCAGCTCAGGATCGATTACACGGACCACGACCCGGAGTTGCAGCATCTTATCACCGAAGCTCGGATGTGGGCCGAAGACAACGAACTCGGGCGAGTGCTCGTCAATCGGACGGTAACGGAGAAGTTCCGCGAGTTTGAGGACGAAATGGAACTCCGCTGGCCGACAGTCTCCTCGATCACGTCCGTCACCTACATCGACACGAACGGCGTGAGTCAGACAGCCGGGACCAGCTACTACGAACTGGGGCAGAGGTACGGCATTGGCGTTTGCCGGTTGAAGTACGGTCAGACATGGCCCAGCACGCGAGACCAAGAAGACGCTGTCACGATCGTTTACGTTGCCGGGTACGGGGCGACCCGGCATAGCGTCCCGTTGGCAATCCGCCAGGCGATCAAATGCTACGCGACTTATCGCTATGACGGATCGATCGATGAGGAGTTGCTGAAGACGGCGAGGCGATTGCTGGGGCCGCATTCGGCGAAGAGGTAGGGCAAATGATACATGGTTGACCGCCGCAAGCGACCACACAACCGCCGTGTAACAGTGTCCCAGCAGGATACGACCGTGGCCGCGAATGCCGACGGATCGTTTCCCGAGACCGCAACGACTTACTGCACGCGATGGTGTCGGGCGTGGCCGCTCAAAGGTCAAGAGCAGCCGGCGATGGAACACCAGCATGCGACGGTCGATTGGATCGTGCAGATGAGGAAGGACGCGACCACGAAAGAGATCAACGCGGAGATGTGGCTGACACTGTCGACCGGCGAGCGGCTGAACATTACCAGCATTTACGATCCCGACGGCCGCAACCGAGACATTGAAATTCGAGCGAGGCAGGTGGCGTGAGTCTGGAATCCGACATACGAACCGCACTGCTCAACATGTCCGCTGTGACGGCTCTGGTTGGGACCGGCGATGCTGCACGGATTCGGCCGTATCAGTTGGACGATCGCGATAACAAACTCGAAGAGCACATCATCGTCGAGGTCGATGTTGAGGAGCCGCAGAACGACATCACCGGAATCGGCGGTTTGACGTTCGCCGACGTGAATATCAGTTGCCGGGCGATCACGCTGGCGGAGGCAAAGGCACTGGCCGTGGCCGTGAAGAGGAACGGAACGAATCCGGGCACGGGATTGGCTGGGTATGGCGGAAGCGGGACGGCGTTTGATTCGTGGCTGGAGGATGAGGTGACAGGGAAAACACTCTGGGACGATGGCAGTCAGAGGACATGGTACACAGTCGAGCAGAGCTACCGGATGTGTTTCACCGAGGCGACGTGAACGGAGTGATCGGAAGAAATCGGAATGTTTGACCGCACGTTTGTAATCAACCTGGATCGTCGACCTGACCGCTGGGAGCAATTCCAACAACGGTTCGTGGAGCGGTTCAACGGCGGTTGGCCGTTCGCTTCGCCTGAACGTTATCCGGCGATCGACGGCGAAACGTGCGAGATTTCAGCCTACTTCCACGGTCCCGTGGGCGCTTGGGGCTGTCTCCAGACACACCTCTGTCTGTGGGAGCGGCAAATTGCCGAAGGTTGGGACTCGGTCCTGATCCTGGAGGACGACGCGGTTTTTTCCCGCGATTCCGTGCAGGTGATGCAGGAGACGATGGAAGCCGTGTCGCCAGAGTGGGAACAAATCTACTTCGGCGGGCAACATTTTCACACCGATCAGATGCCGCCGGAGTCGCTCATCCACGAAAAGCTCATTCGCTGCCGATGCGTCAACCGGACGCACGCGTACGCGATTCGATTATCGTTCGTCGCGGAATCTATCGACTATATCGAGCATTCTCCGTGGCCGAGTAACTACGCCCTCCACCATGTGGATTATCGTCTTGGCGATTTGCACGACAGCCATCGTGTTTATGCACCCTGGCGGTTTTGCATCGGGCAGGCTCTCGGGATCAGCGATGTCAAGATCGCACAGCGGAGGCGTCCGCATTACGTGGTCGAACACTGGTGGAACAACTTTCCGATTGTCGATCCGGTGACGGCGGGGGTGATGTGATGGCAACGCCAATGGTCCGCGTGATCGGCGCTGAGGCACTTAGTGCGATTTTGCAGCACATCAAAGGAGAAGGCGGGAACCAAGTTGGAGCGGCAGCACTTCGCGGTGCCATGGTTCCGCTGAAAAAAGAAATTCGTCGCGGTGTGAACACTGTGAGAATCCAAATCGGAACCACGAAAAAAGGGAAGCCGAAGTTCCGCACCCCGACAGCTTTAAAGTCCGCGGCCAGAGCAACAATCGGTTCCAGCGTCAAACGTCAAGTTGGCGGCGGATACGGAGCGAAGGCCGGATTCGGTGTTGGTAAGCCAACAAAGTTGAAAAAAGGACGGGCACAAGGCAGATCGTACTTAGGCAAGATCGGAACCTTGAGCGGTGTCGGGCTATCCGCCGCCAACATTCATTGGGCGACACTCGGCACGAAAAAACGTCACCAGAAATCAGGAAAGTCTACCGGTGCGATGCCTGCGTTTTTGGCGGGGATAGTACCAAGAGCGGCGAGAACGGCAAGACCTGCAATGCTTCAGGCTGCCGCAAGTAAGGCAAAAATCGCGTTAAAGAAAGAAGCCGCAAAACGGAGGTAATCCACAATGTCAAAACTCAAATGCAAGGGAACCGCAATCCAGCAGACCATCTCGGCCGCGTACGT